CTAGCCCCTCCTTACCGTAAACGTTAAAGCATTCTTTCCACTTATCAAACTCGCCTATTGCAACCATGTTTGGCGCGAACTGATCGGTGGATGCCGATGGGGGGCTGTAGTGAATGCCCGTTGCCGTTATCTCTCTATCGCCAACGATGAACTTACTGTCACCGTCGCACCATCCGAATTGTGTTCTCATCTTGTCAGCCTTTCTGCTTACCTGTAGTTCTTTAACGAATGTCATGATGTAGCCAAGCAGTAGTTCTTGTTGCTTAGCTGTTGCTGCTACCCCTTTTTCTGCTAGCGCCTCGCGCAGCTTTTCTTTAACGACAACTGACGTAAGCGGTACAGAAAATTCTTTTACTCCATCCTGTGGTAGATGAAGTTTGAACACAACCATCTCGCCTTCAATCGGATGCACCATCCTTCGGACGACATAAAGATCGTGTTCGTACACAACCTGCGCGTCTTCCTCCTCCGAGATCGGACGTTTATAAACACCCCCTGCTTTACCCCGAAAATATGGGAATGGGTATTCGGGTACGGAATGAACAATCGCAGGCTCATCGTCTTTTGCTTCTTCAATGATCTCGTTAGTTGTAGCTTCAGCAATCTCAAGCCCAAGCAAAATAGGACTCTTGATCTTGCCTTTGTGTATGCACTCGTCACAACCGCCGGGGTTAAACTTTTCAAACGTAGCGCAACCGTATGGGCCTTTAATCCGATTGGCCTTCTTCTCAGTTTCGTCTGGATCATACTGCTCGTAGTTTTTTGATATGGCGTGTATCGCCACATCTCTGTCTACGCAATACTGTGCAACTGAAAGCCCCGCTCTCCATATGGGCTCAGACATCTCCTGCTGATGTGTTGTTATGTACTTGATCTGATTGCAACCGAAGTCACGATCTGTCTTAATCAAGATGGTCTTAAAGTGGAACTCACGGTTATTGGCAAGCGACTTCGTTAGCTCATTGACTTGGCGCGGCAGGAAGTCTGGTACTTCTTCCTTAAAAACTAGAACGCCAAGTGTCTGCCGTAATTCCTCAAAGTCAACTGGCTCGCCTGTATATAGCAGCGTTACATCAAGCGGATCATCTAGGGTCTTAAAGTTCTTTGTGTCTGGTAGACGTAGTATCCGCGCCTTGTCTGCCGTACACGCAGGGTCAGCACTAAGGAACCCCTCCTCACATAACGTCTTTAACCTATCCGCAGCGGGTTGCCATACAGCAGGTGCTACTGGGGTTTTGAATGTCCAGTATGCGTGTATACCGCGCCCACTGTTAACAAGCGTTGGTCTAGGTAGGGCGTTATCCTTACAAAAAGTTTTAAGCGCAACAATACCTTGTTGCTGATTTTCATAAGGTTTATCTGCTCCACAATCTATATCTAACCACAGTGCACGAAACTCTTTGGTGTTGTCTCCTGATCTTGTTGTTGGTTCTTTAAACGTAGCGCAGGCATAGTAAGCATCAAACCCATCGTCCACCAACTGCTGCCCCGCCTGTATAACTTCTTCAGCAGACTCAACAAATTTCTTGATGACCCGTTTGTTCTTTATGCCTACTACACAGCGCCACCCCTCCGGTGCATGCACCGCAGATAACAACTCAAGCGCCGACATTTTGCAAATCCTCCGGCAAGCATTACCGATAGCTGCTGATAAAACGACTCATCAGATCTCTATAGATTGGACGTACCTCAGTGCCTCTAAACCAGTTGTAGACTGTCTGCCTACTGACACTGAAGTACGCCGCTACATCGGCTACAGAGATGTTGTGCTTGATGCACACCCTACCCAATAAGACTCCAAGTTTTCGCCTGTCCGCAGCTTTGTTGTCACTGATAAGCTGTTGACTGTAGCCGATAGCCATTTTAGTTGTCGTCGCCCCAAGCATCGAGAACCGCTGTCAGGTCTCGCTTCTTTTCAGGTTCAACTTCAGCCTTCTTGCTTGGACGCTTCACCGGCTCTTCGATCTCTTCAACTGCGGGTTTAGTAGCAGGTTTAGCTTCAGCCTTGGGTAACGTTTTAACCTTGTCGATTTGCGCTACGGTAGAAGACAGCATGCGCTGTGCTTCTGGCGAATTGCCCCCCTCGATAGCTGCATCGTACTGCTCACGGTTCACATAACCAACTGCACGGAACTTAAGTACAGGCACATCACTATCACCATCGAAGGACATGCGAGTCACTACCATGTTGATGTTCTTGCCGTTACCTGCGATGTACTTAGCGTACTGATCAAAGCCCATTGAATCCATATCACCTTTGGCGAAGATAGATTGCGAAGGCAGCGTCAATTGGAATAGCCCATTAGTAGGATCGTTTGCAAGCACCACTGCAAGACGCTTTTGATAGCGGCAGGCACGAGTGCCGTTAGATCCAGACCCTGCGATATTCTGAGAGCAGTTAGCACACGTATCAGCTTGGCGATTTTCAGCCTTGGGGTGTGGTGTTATGCCATCATCAGACCAACAATCGGGAGGAGTGATGTCTTTGGGGTTATAAGCTTTAGCGTAGAAGATGCGTGAGTTCTCTTTACGACCCGCCGCAACAACCACATCAAGCTCAGGCTTGTCGGTTTTCGATACTTCTTCGCCGTTAATCACAAGACGGAAACGACCACCCCTGATAGAGATGCGACGGTTCTGTGTGCCACCTGCTAGCGCCTTGGTTAGTTCATCGACTTCGGTGTTCTTAAGAAAGTCGGGAAGGTCTTGTTGAAATACAGTTACGTTAGACATAGGTTCCTCTTGGTTACTTACTACGACGGACAACAATGCTGTACCGACTATCGGTGTTCAGACCCATCGGTAACAAGTTGGGGTTTTCCTCTATGAATTGCTTCATATTGGTTTGATGAATGCGCCGTTCTAATAAACCAAACGCATCGTGTTCACGTACAAAGCTGTACATAGAATCCCAATCGTTAGTCCAATAACGGTTCTTCACACTACGAATCACAGTACCTGCTGCTGTGCGGATACTGTCAGCACCTATAGATTTGCAAGCTTCAAGAAGTTGCTCTTCGATCACATCCATCTGCTCTTGAAGCTCAGCATCCTTCGCTTCGTAATCAGACTTTAGCTTCGCTCGCGCATCTCGAATCTTGATATAGATGCCTGCTAATTTGTCCACAGGGACAGATTGCTTTTCTTCAGGGGACACAAGTTCTTGGATGCCCTCATCCATGCTACGCTCCTTTAAGTTGTTTTGTGAGTTAACTATAAATCATAAAGTTGACTTTGTCAAGTTTCTTTAAGCTCTTGACCGTACAAGTCAACGATACGGGAATGCACATCGATATTATTTTTAAGCATTTCGTAAAGCTTGCGCTCCACTGGACTACCTGATATGTGCACCACCGTCATTGTGTTCTTCTGTCCGGGCCTATTTATGCGAGCGTTTGCTTGCAGATAAGTTTCTACAGAAGTCACAGGCGCATACCATATCACCACATTAGCAGCAGTCAGCGTCAGCCCATGCGATGCCGCTTGCGGTTGAATGATAAGCACTTTAGGGTCAGGCTGCTCTTGGAAGTTCTTGATAATTGCAGCCCTGCGGTTAACGGTTACTGATCCGTTAATAATGTCAGACGTTATGCCTGACTTAGTTAGATGGTTGTTAAGCAACTCGATGGTATGCGTGAACGGTACAAATACTAAAACTTTGTGACTAGCCTCTTCAATAACTTCCTCGATGACTTGTAATCGATTGGATACATCAAACTCTATAACTTCCCTACTATCCGTATAGACCGCGCCACCAGAAATCTGTAGCAACTTGTTCAAGCTTGTGGCTGCATTCATAGAAGTAACTTCTTCGCCACCGGCTGAGATCATCATCTGGTCTTTGAGAATCTTATAATACTTGCGTTGCTGTGGCGTTAGAGGTGCATCTCGTTCTACGTACATAAGATCAGGCAGATCGATACAATCTTTCTTCTCAAACCTGATTGCAGGTTGCAGCACTTGATGCACGACATTCTCTGCGTTGGGTCTGGGAATCCATCTGAACTGACTGACCTTTTGCATTACCTTATCGCGGAACGACCCGAGGAACTTAGGCGTATTGTCTGGGTTGACTAGCTTTGCTAATCCGTAAGCATCAACAGGCGATTGCGCGGCTGGTGTGCCTGTCAACATCCA